GGCGTTTCTTAGTGTGGTGATGCATGTTGCCCCCACGCGTGCACTTGGTATGTTAACTCTACCTGGTGCGTTTGTGGGGAGTTGATTTCCTTAGGTTGATTCAACCCTATTTTGGGTTTGCTGCGAGTGCTAGAGGGAGTTGTACTTTAGAAGAGTGAGTTGCGCTCAAGGCATTACTGATACCGTTGGGGAATTGACATATGTGCTAGCCACACTGACTGCTAGGAGTTGCCCAAAACGCGGGTTCTTCACACTATGCAATAGCGCCATGGGATGTGCCCCCTGTGGCCCGATTTGCTAGCCTGATCCCCGGGTTACTAGCTAGGTGCTGGACAAACCTGTGGCTGGGGCGTTCAGCACGACGATCCACAATTGCCACTGCAACAACAATCGTAGACGATTCCAAAGCTTCGGCTGAGGGTCGTGTTTCGGACATCGTGTCAGGTTTGGTTGGACCATTGACCCCCCCATTATCTCTGGACACCGAGATCCATAATGTGCGTGAACACATCATGGAATTGGAGGATGAGGTCAATCGTTGTCGCAGTGAGCTCGGCCCATATCGCCCGCGCCATGTTGCGCCGGAGGAGGCGAAGAGTTACAAGGAGAACCGCCGAGCTATTCAAGACCGCAGGCATGCGGCCGAGGTCAAGTTGGCCGCTCGCCGACAAGACCTCGCAAACTACCTCGGGCTCCAGCGTGCGGCGCAAGCTCGTGCCAATCGAGGCGCAGTGAGCGCAGTCGCGCGCGTCGAGGCAGTGGTTGCTCGCAATCCCCCCCCCCAACCTCGGGATGATTTTGCCGAAGAGCAGCTTAGGCTACAGCAGGAGGCGATGAGCGGTGTGGAGATACTACCGCCGCCGCCGAGGGGCACGAAGCTCTTGGTTCAGAGTGCCCCTTCTCTTCCTGTGGACGTCTGTAGCCACGATGTGACCCGTGGAGAAGACCTCCAGCGCGTGGAAGTCTGCGGTTACGTCGTTGTGCGTGCGGTTTACGAACGCATTCTTGGGTCGTTGCGGACGGCTGTTGGTCAGCGGCCTCCCACCCCTCAACATTCTTTGCAGTTGTTGGCCCGCCAATATTCGCAGAATACTCTTGAGCAGGCCAAGCTGAAACCCCCGTCAGGTTGGAATTATGATTCCTATGCTGATCTCGGCCCTAACCATATCATCATTTACGCCATAACGGCCTTGTTTGGCGCCTTTGAGGAGGAAGTGGTTACTGCGCGTGCCGATCAGCCGCGTAAGCGCCCAACGCCAGAGCGCTTGGTGGGTGTTGCCACCGCCCTTGCTGCAGCTGTTGCGCTCGGGCTCGCAAGCACGACGGCCGTTAGCGCAACTTTTGGCCTCGCCCTCATTGCCATTTTTGGCGTGTCGGATTTGAAGGCCATTGTTGCGCGGTTTCATGCCAACTTTGTTGATTGTGATTTGGGAGCAGTGTGTGCGGAGGGTGAGCATCTCTGGAACAACTTTGATTTGATCAAGCAGACGACAGAGACACAGCAACTTACCGCCCTGCTCCCTCATTATTTTCGCCAGTCCCCGGCAAGTCTGGGATTCCCCCAACACATGCAGCACCTGTCACCGATAGACTTTCACAGCTTGGGTACTGCACCGAGTTTGGAGTTGAAAGGAGACGAGACGAACAGCCTTTGCATGTCGTCGGTCCCCTCTTGCCGGGGTCAGGATACCATCTGTCAGTTGGAGACCGAGCAGCCGTGCTGCGCGCCGTGTGCTCGAGAGTGCTCTTGTGTGGACGAGCCTTCTCCATGCCCAAGAGAGACGACTACTTTGAGATCTATTACCTCTTGCTCCAGCAGCAGTTCGTCTTCCCTGGGCTTAAGCATCTGGGGCCCTGGTCTTTTGACAAGTGGGTCACCAGATTTGCAGCTTCTAAACGCCCAGCCCTCATTTCGGCCCGAGACCGAGTGGACAGGGGGCTAGTTTCTGACAAGGAGTTTCAGAAAGTGACGATATTTGCCAAGCGTGAGCCCAAGAACATTCCCGTGTTGCTTAGCAATACCGTCAAGGCGATGGAAGTAGTGGATGACAGGTGTATCAACGCGTGTTCCGATGCATTAAAAGTTGCCATCGGGCCCACCATGTGCGCGCTAGCCTGGCGGCTGGCGCGCACATGGCACTCCAATTCGCCCGTTTTCTTTGAGTACGACGCGGATGATGTGGAGATAGGGGAGTGGTATCAGTACGGTCTTGAGCATTATGCAGCAGAGGACTGCATGGAGTTGGATTGCTCACGGATCGATGCGACCCACACTCCTTGGTCTTTGAGCCTTGGGTTCGATGTGATGCAGAGCTATGGCGTCTCTAGGCATGTGATGAGACTGTTGCGTCTCCAGCTGGAGAATGTCCATGGCTCCTCCAGAAATGGAGTAGCTTATGATCGGATTGCTTTCAATCGTTCTGGGGTGCCCAACACCACCCTTACGAATACGATTGCGGTTGCCTGTGCGTTTGTAGCCGGAGTGCTAGCCGCGGGCGGCCGCCTAGAGGAACTCAGGCTTATGGTTAAGGGTGATGATTCTTTTGCATTCCTGCCACGAAAGTACCATAAGTCAGTTGAAGAGACCTTTAGGAAGATGGGCTTCATTCCCAAGGTGAAGTCGGGGCATCCGCAGTACGACCATACCTTTTGTAGTAACCTGTTCTACCCCGTGGAGGTGGATGGTCGTGCTACGTTTCGCCCCGGTCCCACTCCAAAGGCGCTCAGGAAATTCTTCGTCACTATCTCTGATGTGCCCGTTCGGCGGGCGCTCAGTCATGTGCGTGGGGTTTGCCTGGGGTTGCGCCACATTGCCAATCATGTGCCCATGTTGCACGAGCTCATCGAGAACTGTTTGGATGCTCTTCCCAGGGTTTTCGATTCGACCGTCAAAGAGGCGCTGGCAAGGAGTAGGACTAAATTATTGAGCTCGCAGGCCAAGAGCGCTGACTACACGTCTAAGACGTGGGATATGCTAGCCATGAACTTGCGTTGTCCAGGGATGGGCCAGGCCTTGAGGTTGGCCGCGGAGGACTATGCGCAGAGATGCGCGACAATCCTCGCTGGTGGAGGCGCTGCTGGTATCCTGTGGACGGCCGAGTTAGAGTGGTTAGCTCGTGTAGTCCG